TGCTTAATATGTAAAAAAAAGAGTCTCTACTTCTTCGGCTGAAAGTTTCTTGCCGGTTGCTTCTCTAGCCACTTTTGCAATCTCCCTTTGTGTGAAAGGGACTTTGTTTTGCATTCTTTCGGACAGAGCTGTGGTGCCGATTCCTAAGAATTTGGCAAAATTGCTATGGGTTACAAAGTGTTCTGCAATAAAACCTCTTAATTTTGCATAATTGAATTTTTCCATTTTTCTCACCCCTTTTGCACGGTTTTCCGTGTTGTTACAAATATATCACACATATGTATTTTTGTAAACGGTTTTCCGTATAATCTTTTTTATTTTATATTGATGTGATACGCTTTTCCGTATATACTACTTATATAGTTTGTTCGCGGATTGGAAGGTTTTTTTATGAATACATTTATCGAGCGATTGCGGCAAATTATGTCCGAGCGGTCTATTAGTCAGGCTGACTTATCGAGACTTACGGGCCTAAGGACTTCATCTATTTCTGATTATTTAACTGGTAAGTATGTCCCTAAACAGGATAAGGTAGCTCTAATTGCTGGTGCTTTGTCGGTAAGCCCGGCGTGGCTGCTTGGTTATGATTTTGAGGGCAGCGGCTTTTCAGTACAAACCGATCTTAAAGATGTGTTAAGGTCCGCTTCTTATTGTACTTACGGCGGTAAGCCCATTAAAAAAGAATTGCTTGAACGGCTAATTCAAGCAGCCTTGGAGGATGAGTTGTGAAACGTATGCTGCCGGTTGTGTTGGATTTAATTCGTGAATACGGCACGAACGACCCCTCCGAATTGTGTCAGCACTTAAAAATAAGTGTAAAGAAGGTGGTAATCCCCGATATGCCGAAAGGCTTGTCTCTTTGTGTGTTTGGGTATAATGTTATTTATGTTAATAAGCATCTTGATTTTAACGCTCAAAACGTTGTTATAGCCCACGAGCTTGGCCATGCCGTCCTTGGTCATGTACAGCACAGGGTTTTGGGTTTCGATGTTGTTCCTCGCAAGGAGAGTCCGGAGAGAGTGGGTCGGCAAGAGCTTGAAGCAAATAAGTTTGCGTTTCTTCTAATTGCTCATACGTGTTTACGGAATAATGCCGATATGATAGACGGGATACGGGAAGAGAAATTGCTTACTACTGAACGAGTATTGGAATTGCTAAAGGTTTTTGCGGGTACGTCGTGTTACATAAATTGAAAATAAGGCGGTGTATTTTATGTTAATCAAGCGCACATTCTTACTTTTTATTGCGTTCTTTATTTGTATCCTTCCTGTTTCGGCTTCGTTTCTTTCCGATGGGGCTGCTTCCGGTGGTCGCTACAGAAAATTCCATTCTACTATGCGAGCCACATATTATATTGATACCGCCTCTATATGCCCCGTCCGTTATGATCCTCCGTTTTATACAATTATTGGCGATTATTGGACGGAACTTTACGACAGTGATGGTCCTGTGTTGGTTAAGTATTCCTGTATTTTCTATTATGATTTTGACTCCCAAACCATGCAGTTATTAAGACGTCAAGGTGGCGCTTACGACGAAAACGGTGCTTTTTTGTTTGATATGGATGCTGATAAATCCGCAAAAGTTGTTTATTCCCCTGCAATAGCTAAATTTTCCCTCCGTACAATGGTAGGCGAACTTTTCTTTTTTGAGTGTTATCACATGTACTTTAATAAAAAATTAAATGCTGATTTCCAGCGCTCTCTTTATAAATAAAATCCATTGTATTAAACAGTGACGGATGCTTTGGTGAGGATGAATAGCTATAGGTGGTGCTCATGAGCAAGAAAATTATGGCCTTATTTATTGTTATGTTTGTTATTATTGCTATTCAAGGGTTCTATATTTATCAACTTTCGCAACAGATTAACTCGCTATCTGATACGGTTTCGTCACTTCGTTTTTCTAGCGATATAAACGAAATAGACCGTCGCATTGATGACTTGGATAGCCGAATCTCTTCCAATGAGGCTGATGTGTTGTCTAATTCTACTTCGTTGCAAGGGCTTGTTAGTGATGTTAATAAAAATTCTATGGATATCCAGTCTATTAATACAGATATTCAATCTATTAATTATGAAATTTCTGATATTGCAAGTCGTATTAATAAAATTGTGAGATATATTAACTACGGATTTTAATCAATCGTTTATTTTGACAAATTGTTTAGCGTAAGTTAAGATATTGCTACAGAGTAAAAAGAGTTCGACTCTTTTTACTGGAGCGGTATCGAAAGGTATCGCTCCTATTTTTATTTTCAGGGGTTACCTATCGGTGACTCTTTTTTTGTTATACGGTGTTAAAAATGCAGGCAAATATTACAATACGAAAAAAGGATAACGGCTATCAGGTTATTGTTAGTTATAAAGACGGTCGTAAGTGGCGTCAAAAGTCAAAGCAAGGCTTTAAAACGCAAAGAGCGGCTAAAGAATATGGCCAGGATATTATCGCCGAGTTAAAAGAAACAGTTTCCGTTTTCACCTCCGAGGATCTCCGCGATGCCACGCTTGGTGACTTCTATTCTTTATACCTTCGCGAGAAGTCGAATCTCACCTATAATACCCGTCTTACTTACGAGCACTCTTTGCGATTCTTCCAGGAATTAGCACCGCTTCCTATCCGCAACATTTCGTATTCTCAAATCGTTTCGGTTTTTAACTCCGGTTGCCTTTCTCCCGGAACAAGAAATTTATATCTCCAACGCCTAAAGACTATTTTTAATTACGCAAAAAGACCCTATGGTGCTATTGCCCTTAACCCGTGCGATTTGGTTGAAAAGGCGAAAAGCGAACGGAGAAAAATTAGGGTGTTTACCGAGGATGATCTGGACAGGTTGATGGATTTTCTAAAAGGCTATTCTTCGTATTACTACGCTTTGGTTTCTGTTGCCAGATATACCGGCTGTCGCTATAGTGAAATTCTAGGCTTAACATGGGATGATATTGATTTTTCAGTGTCTACCATTAATATTAATAAGCAGTTTGTTCGTTCCGGGCAAAATAAGTTTGGGTTTAATCAACTAAAGACTAAAAACAGTTATCGTATACTTCCCGTCCCGCCGGTGTTGTTGAAGATATTAAAGGACTATAAAAAGCAATGCGACGGCCTTGTATTGTTTCCTGCTAAAGGTAATCATTCCAGCCGGGTTAATAATGTTATATGGACGGTTGTAAGTGGAAAATCGATTCACGATATGAGACACACATACGCGACTACGCTTTTAGCGAACGGCCTTGACGTAAAAACCGTTGCAAGTCTTTTAGGCGATGACGTAAATACCGTTATTAACACATACATTCATTTTACGGACGAGATGCGACTTCGGGCAGCGGACAGGGTCGCAAATATTTTTAAATGAGTTTTTGACGATTTTATTGTCGAATGTTTAATAAATGGGTATTTATCACAATTGCATGTGTTGTTGCCATTCCTATATGAAGGCTTTTTTATGCCTTTCTATTTTCCCATATTTATTAAACTGCGTTAATCACCGCTTTGGCCAAGTTTCGCATTATTTTATTTTTCACCATATTTACCATTATTCACCATGGTTTTTTGACGAATTTTTGTCGAAAATACAAAGGCCCCTCGTTGTGAGGGGTCTTTGTTGTTTATCTTCCTCTTCGTCCGATTGCTCCGATAACATCGTAATCGGTCATGTCGTTATATCTTCTAAGCTCTGCCCATGTGCAATCATCTTCGAGGTCATCAAAGTATTGCCCAGCTTCTTCGTAATCATCGAACGGGACTTCGCTAATCCCGTCTTCATCTTCGTATACTACCATGTATTCTGCCATTCTTATATCCCCTTTCGTCCTTCTAGCTATTAAGCTTAGTTTTTCTGTTATTAACCGTTCGGCCCATTCAGGCGGCGTTCTTCTGCCGTTCTCCCAGTCTTGAAGTGTCCGCATGGGTATACGGAGCACTTCAAAGACTTCGGCTTGCGTAAGTCCTGCGGCTTCTCGTGCCGCTTTTATTTTATTCATCCCACGCTATGAGAGTGTTCTCATAGTCGTTCAATTCGTCGATACTGAACATTTCTCGTCTGTTGACGTAAAACTCAACAACCTTGTAATTGTTCTCCCGGTCTGTAATCTTGAGCATTGCGGCTACGTCCCTGTCGTTCACTTCCTTCTTGAGTTCGTCGAACTCCTTTAAGGCCTCTTCCTTCGTTGCAAAATCCCATGCGTCTGCGTTGTCGAACGGATATTCTACCGATACTTGATATTTTCTCTCTTCCATTTTTTCATTCTCCTTTCGCTGATAGGCAATTCATATCTTTATCTTGAGTAAAGTATATCACGCATTGCGTGCATTGTCAAATATTTTCTCTAAAATTTATTAATGTATTTTTTTATTTATTTTTTCTTCGAAAACGGCTTTACAGAATCGCTTGTAAGGCGTTTTATGTTCTTATTCATGTTCTTTTATGCGTCGTTTTATAAATCTATCTGTGGCTTGAAATAGGGCTTATTTTGGAGATTTACTCTTTTCTGTGGGAAATGTAGCTGTTTTGCTGTATTTCCCCTGGTTTTTATGACGTTTTTTTTCCTTTTTTAATATGACTAAGTATCAAAAAAAGACGGATTCCGGGTCTTAACGTAGGTTAAGTTCCAAGAATCCGTCTTTTTGGTTCTTATTGAGTTGTTTACGGAATGCCAATTTGTTAAACAACTTTTGTTTTTAGTTTAATAAAAGTTGTTTTGCTTAAATAAGTTGTTGTAAATTATGCAACAACTTATTTCTTACTAAGTCCGTCCAGGCCGTCCTGGATTGTTTTGATGATGTTGTCGATCGCGTTGTTAATAATGCGAATGTAGAAACGGTTTCTGATCTTGACCCATACGGAGCTTGTGGTTTCCGCTTCCTGTTGTAGAGGGCCTGTAATGGTCTTTAATTGTTCTTCTACAATCGGCCGAAGGTCGTTTGCTGACAATGAGCTAAGGGCTGCCGTTGCTTGTTCTTTTGCAATTTGTGCGGCTTCTTTTGCGAGCATGTTCATAATTTCGTTCTTATTCATAATGGTTTCTCCTTTACACGTCACTTAATAATTTGTGGTGTCTATAATAATTGGCATTTCCTCTAATTTGTTGCCCGCCGGTGCCGGGTTCTTCACCCTCTCTAAGTACCCAAAGGTCCCAGCGTTCACATGTTGAATCCGGGCCGTAATCATCATGGGTATAAAGCCCGTCGAGATTATCGGCCGCTTCGGCGTGTGTCATGACCCGGTTCGCATCAATCGTAAGATCCAGCGCATCGGCTAGGACGCATACAACCTGTGAAATGGCGTTAATCTGTGCTTCTGTCGGCGGGTACGGTCCTAAGTTGTCCGGACCTATAGCATCCAGGGCACAACAAAGCGTAATAGCGATGCTACCGGTATTTCTCATATATGTTGCGTTTTTGACTTCGGCGAAATTATCCGTTGAGATAAAGCAGTGGCCTTCGCCTGTAATGCTAATGTGGTAGTCGCTAAAAGTCTGGTTGTAACGGCCACCCGTCCAGTGGATATATAGTTTGACGTCACGGCCCATACTCCGGGCTCCATTCCATAAATCCCAATAGGCTTCCCGTGCCAGGTTTTTGATTTCTTCTAGTGTTACTTCTCTCATTTTTCATCACTCCTTTCTTTGTGCGGTGAAAGTTTCGAGCCTCCGATATATCCCAAGAGGCCGGAGGCGATAGACATAGCCAATTCATTCAAGCTAAACAAAATAGCCATTACAAGCCCCGTTACGAGGCCTGTAATGACTACCAGGTCTGCGATATTAATTTTGTCTATCACTTTTTTCACTTCCTCATTTTGTTAATTTCCATGAACATGTTTTTGATTCTTACGAAATGGTAAGTATCAATTTCTCTTAGGTTTTCAATAATTGACGAAAGTTCCGAGGCGACGGGCCACCACATAAAAACATTGGCCAATAGTTCGTCTCCACGGACTCCGATAAATACGGTGTCCGGAAGAGAGACACATGCGATCGATAAGAAAAACCATGCCGGGTAGAATATGCATATCTTTTTTAACATGCTGCTTCTTAATTTCTCACTCATGAGATAGCGTTTGATTTTCCCTGTGTTGGCGTCGATGTAGTCGCCCTGCCCCCAGCCATACCATATAAGCGTTGTGATAAAAGTTTTAGTTGTGTTCTTGCGGTTGTGGTCTTTATTATACTGGAATACTTCCGCAATAATGCGCAAGAAAGCATCGGCCACCAAGAGAATTAGTACCAGTAGGATGACGTTACAGATATCTAAGACATGTTCATGAGATACGTTTAATAGTATCCTTGTAACCAGCTCGTCCATGAATTCCACGTCCTACTCCTTTTTTTCTTCTCTTTCTGCTAACCATTCTGCAACCGCTTCCTGGTACGCTTCAGGTACTAACTTCTTTCCCGTCTCGTTTTCGTCTAATGTATAGACCCCAGCTAATACTAATTTTCCATATGCGCTTATCATATATTTTTTTAATACCATGATTATTCCTCCTTATTTTTAAGCGACTCTAATGTTAATGAATTATTCATTACTTCTTCTTGAATATCTACAATAGCTTCCAGGACGGTTACGGCATCTAGCTTTACTTCTTCTTCCGGCTCCGTTTCAGGAATATCGATTTTTTGGATTACCTTGCCGTCCTTTATGGCGACTGTTGACGGGTCCAGCGCGTCTCCTTCAAGAATTTCTCCGTCCAGTCCTATGAGCGGTTCCTTATTCATGCACATACTTTGCACCTTGTTGTCTTTAATTAGATAGAACATTGTTTTTACGACCTTTCATTAATTCAACTATTGGAATTTTTCCAATAGTTCGTAGAACATTGCGTTTACGTCCTTTCGTATTTAATCCCGTATATTTCGATGATGCCGCAATTTTTTTCGTACTGTCTCCATTGCGTATCTGTTGACGGGTTCGACGTGTTGGTTGTTGACGTTAATTTCCACATAAAACTATATACGTCAAATAAAGAAAACCCATTCTTTTGGTCGAATAAAAAGGCAAGCAACCATGTTTCGTATGTTACCGGAAGTCTGTATCTGCCCTGGGTATCTGTCGCGATAATTACGACTTTATCATGGTTTTTGTATGACTCTTTTAGTATAATCGGGTTATTTGTATTGGTCCCTACAATGCCGGTGCCTGTATTATTGATATTTCTTACGTCGTTGTTAGAGTTTTGCCGCTTCATCGCCTCCCAATCTATAAGCGGTGTCATGACCGGTGCTTTGCGTCCGCTTATTGAATCTGATACTTTGTTTAATTCGCTCCTTAATGCCAGTTCACCCCCTTTATCGGGAGCGGTTATATCCTTTACACTAAGACTTCCGTTATTGGTTAATTCTATCTTTGCCTTCCCGAATTGAGCGGTATTTTCTTCTACTAATACGTCTTTTTTATAGGGTTCTGTCCAAGACGTTGTGATGGGTTTTGTATCGCTTTTTCTTACGAATACTCTGCCGTCTAATGTTGTGAGCGTTTGGAAGATTATATCTTCCAGTGTTAGGACGTCTAATACATATCCCTGGAATGTTTCGTTATTAATTGCAATGCTTTCTCCAATGTACCTTCCGGGCGTCACCGCTTCATTTACGTTTGTTACGGGTTCTATACTTATCGTTTTAGCGGAGCCGGTTGTATTAGCGTCCATGGTAGTACCCTTATTATTGACGGCCGCTTCTATGACTTCTTGAACCTTGTATCCTACTGATTCATCTATTAATCGGTAGGTTTTTTCTTCGGTCTGTATGATAACTGCGTTTCTTTCTACGCCCATTACAAGGTCTACTTGTGGCCCGTAGTTAATAACATATGCCTCGTTTTTGGCGTTTTTAATGAAATCTTCGACGTCAAACCAAGCTTTAGCGATGACTCTAGTTCCATTTTCGGCTCCCATGCGCTGTGCTGCCAGTTTGAACTCGTCTATTTCTTTTTTTAATTCTTTTACGGTTTTTTCGGCGGGATTTATGTATTCGAACGGAGCCCACTGATTCTGTGCCACATTGTACCCGTTTGATATGGCATTTAAAACCCTATCGGCCATTCTAGCGGTGTGTTCCGTTGTTTCGGTTAATTCATCGCGGATATTTTCTATTCCTTTAATTTTTGCTTCCTGTTCCTGAACAATGAGAGTGAGATTGTCGGCTACCGTCTCAACGGCGTTATACGGATACTTATTAGGAAGATCGGCGTTTTGTTCAATCGGCGTTTGTCGCTTAATAACAAGGGTGTCGGTTGTAAATAACGGTACGCCGTTTACGGGATAGATGAATTTATTCTCTACTTCGTCGAAACGGTAGTTGGCTACAATCGGCATTTCTTTACCGTTTACTAATAAATACCCTTTAATATCTTCGCCTGCTCTGTACTGATAAGGGAAGGGGAACGAGGTTGTAACCCCGTCCCCCTTATACGTGATTGTGGTTTTGTCTTTACTTATCATCTCTTATTTTCCTTTCTTTTTTTGTTCATTAGCCTTTTTCTTGTCTTGGCGTACCCGTTCTTCGTGTGTCTTGTAGCGCTTATCAAATATCGTTGTGGTAATAAGTTCTTGGACGCTTCTGTCTGTGTCAACGAGTGAGAACCTTACAAGGTTCCAGAATCCGTCCGATAAGGTATCGGAGAATTTCCAAGTGCGGTTTCCAACGCGCGATAATGAGCGGCCTACGTCGGTGAAGTCTTTCTTTTCGTTTCCGGCCGCTTGCGCTGCCTTTACGAGTTCATCAATTGCCGTAATGGCAAGCGGTGAATTATTCGAATCGCTTCCTAATAAGAAGTGATTCATAACGCCTTCTAAGGCATCGCGGACTACCGGTATCCCCTGGTCTACGTTTCTTACGGTCGTAATCCCCAGGCGACGGAGCATTTTGTCCGGATCGTCTAATTCTCCGGCGACGGCACTTCTATAAACAGTTTCAGCGAGCGTCTGTAAAACTACCCAGTAGAGGGTTGCATTAATAAGCGCCATATAATCTCCGTGGTCTTTTACCCTGTAGCCTGCCTTAATAAGCGCGTTTAGCACGGTTGAGCTGTAACTATAGAACGGTGTTAGCTGTCCTACCAGTGTGTTCTTTCTCTGCATAGCTACCTGGTCTTTTACTTGACCGCTTCCAAATACCGCTCTTACGTTTGTGTCAGCGTCTGAAATGGCGTTTTGCTCCATTTGCTTAACGTCCGTCATGCCCGCTTCGATTTGTTTTCTCATAGATTCGTCGTATCCGTGTTTCCACAAAGCCATTGAGAACATGAGGTCCGTTTCTGTAATAAACCAGTACCCAAAGCGATTGAACTTTTCTTTGGCGTGCGTTGCCCGTTCTCTAATAAGCGATGTGTCTTGCCCTACTTCAAGCTTCATGTCCTGCTGCATATCTCTGTCGATCGTATTCATGCGGTCCCGCATCATGGGCGACTTATCAAACACAAACTGCCGATTTCTAGCGTATGTATCTGTTCCCTTGTAGAAACCTAAGCCAAAGCCAGTAATGGCCTTTAGGGTATTTATCTTCCCTATCTGATGCATCATCGGAAAGACGTTAAGAACGTTTAGTATGGCCGTCCCCGTTCTCATAGCCATAACAGCAAAGGCCGAGTTTTTACGCATTTGTTCAAGGGTGCGATTAATAATATCGGCTTTTTGAACGTCCGTCTTCCACACGTCTTTAGACCACTGCCGGATTATGTTATACGTTTCCATGCCGTATTTTTGTTGCACGGCTTGCTGCACGGCCGGGTGTGTAATTAATTTATACACGTCCGTTGCCGCTTCGCGCATAGCAATATGGTGAATGGCTTCTGTGACCGCCTGCGGCCACACGTCAAGACGTAAGGCGAGCTGCTGTCCTTTTACTTCGCTTACGCGAGACTTGGTGCTGCCCATGCCAATTCCAAACGTCGAGCTCCCCGAAAGGGCTTGTTTTACGATATCGTCAGCTGCAAGGTCCGAGGCTCTTATGCTTAACTTCGGATCATACACAATAGGGTAGTAGCCGCCTTTAATCTGACGGCCGTTAATATTAAACGGTAGCGCCTGGACTTTGCCGAGGCCTTGTCCATATAGGTTTTCTTGCACCTTGTTTCGTTCGGCCCAGTACGAATCGAGCTGTTCCCAAACGGCTTCAATGAAATTCCAGTCTTTTTCGGTGAGTGACGACTCTAGTACGCTTTGCATGGTATATTCGTCGATGACGTCCGCTTCGTTTTTAGCCGATTTATTTATCGTCGCAAGGACTCTTTTACGTCCTTCTTTGTTACCCCAATTCAAGGCCATGCAAATTAATTGTTCCCTGGTGAAGTTTGTCGTAAGGCCGATGGTAAAGACCCTGTCGGAACGCATTGCCTGCCATTCTTCTAATGAGTACATGTTGTAAATCTTCGAGAACGTCTTACACGCCTCTTGCCGCATTGTAAGTTCTTTATTGGCCCCTTGGTTAATCGGCTCGTACACGAGCTGCATCCAGTCGCCGCCAAAGCGATCGAAGATAGTTTCGGCTTTGGTGAGGTATAACAAGGCGTCTTTTGCCAGGCTTTTGGCTTTAGACTTTGCGTCAGTTTGGTTGTTCGAGTCCTGTAGCGGATTGAAGGAATTGTCTACGCCGATAGCTTGGACGAGCTTTAAAGCCGCTTCTTCTTGGCTTATGACTTTACCGTTTCTGTCCTTAATGGTTGTAGCTTCGTAATCTCTTCTTGAGGCTTTGTATAAAACGTTCATCGCTTCAACCATATCCTGGAATTGGTCCATTTGCATTTCGTTGTAGTCTTTGCGTTCTTTGCTTTCGGCCAATATCCTAAGCCACGGTGCTACAATTTTATCAGGATTCGGTGCGGTCTCTTTGTCCATGGCGTAATCAGGGTTTAAATCGCCATACACCTTTTCCCAATTAATCCCTACGGATTCGCCTTTTTCATTTAAAGGCTTAATACCGTCTTTTTCGGTTATGCCCGTAATGTATGCCAGGTGCTGGATCATGTACCGGCTGTTCGGGTCCAGGCGTACCGGGTTTTCCCTTCTACTTATGCGCTTAACCATACCTTTAATGCCGTCCATAGCTTCTTGTTGCATGTCTACGCGGCCCGTTGAGCCTTCAAGCTTTGTGCGTACGTATTCTTGGTTGTCTTTTGCCGCTCTACTCATGCAGTAGTATTTAAGGCTGTTTCCTTTGGCAGTGGCCGCTTCTTCAAAGGCTCCCGCTGCCATTAGCTTATCGGCGTTATTTCCTTCTTGTTTGGCCTTTATTTCCCAGTGCCGCCAGATCGTGGCTTCGGCTACTGTCATCTTACTTAATTCTTCACGGGCTACTTGAAGAGTTTTGGTGTAACTACCGGCTGTAATGTCTCTAGCCGTGTTTAATCCTCTCATAGCTTCTTTAAGGGCCGCTTTAGCCGAGGCTAATTCTTCCCTAGCCAAGGCTCTATACTCTTTGTCCTTTTCTTTGGCGTCCTTTAGTCGTTCCTTGAGCTTTTGGATTTCTTCGTTCTTAGCAAGCACCAGGGCTACTTGACGGCCCTTCTTTGCCGCTTCGTCGTCTACGCCTAGAATTTCTTTAATACCGGCCGTGATTTCTTCTTCTGACTTTCCGTCTAGGGCGTCAAGTTCACGCATTGCTTTAACCGCTTCTGCAACGTACCCGTTTACTTTTCGCTTGATCGCATAAGCTTCTAATTGTGAAAGTCTCATTTGAGCGTTGGTTGATGCAAGCTCTGCGTCGGCTGCGTTTTTAAAGTCTTCGGATGTCGGCATCATTTCTTCATATTCTTTACGACGATTTTCCATGAATGCCTTTGAACGTTCTTCTAGCGGACCACCTGCCTTTTCAATGGCTGATTCGAACGATTCTTTCGAGTCATAACCGATTGTTCTTAGGTAGTCTTCTTTAAATTGTTCGCCAGTTTCCCTATAAACCAATTCTTGGCCGTATATCGGATTTTCATCGACCAGGTGTTTTTCGTAATCGATGCGTTCTTTTTCGAGGCTGTTTTCTAAATCCGTTCGCCATTGGTTTTCCTCTTGCCGCATCAATTCTTTTAGCACTCGTTCCTTGGCTTTTTCCTTGGCGTCTTCGGCCCAGCGTTTGATCATGTCCCCTTCTGAACCCGTTAAGTCCCCGGAAAAGCCCTTCTTGTCCCAGGCGTTTAACTCTTTGGCTTTTGCCCATGCTTCTATTTCGTCGTCCGTTGCAATCATCCGATCCATGACGCGCTTTACGTCTTCCGGAGGCTCTTTACCGAGTTTTTTTAAATCTCTATAAATCGAGATGAGCCATGATTTGAATTTTCTGAATGCACTTTGAAGGGCTTGCGTCGGGGCTTTGCCTTCTGCTATATAGCGTTCAAAGCCACGGGCAAATCGTTCTTGCATCCAACGTTCTTCGGCAGCGCGAATGGCTATGACGTCTCCACTCTTACGAGCGTCTTCAATGGCCTTGGCGTAGGATTTAAATTCCTTTTCCCGCGCTGTTCCTTCGTAGTCTTTTATATCTTCCGGTTTATACGCCGCCCAGTTTTGAATTGTATTCCAGTCTTCCATGAGCCCTTTAGGCGCCGCTTCGTCTACGGCCATTTTACTCATCTCTGTAAGATACATATGTGCCGCTTCGTGAACAAATGAAGATTGGTCTGCTCCGTCGAATAGGTGAATGGCACCTGTTGCGGAATTATATGAGGCTTTTATTTCTTGATCATATTTGTTACGTATTTCAATTGCTTTGTCGTCGAATACCACGTAACAGCGTTCATCTTGTGTGCCTTTATATGTAATTCCCTTAACCCCGAATTCATTTAGCTTCAGCGATGCCTTTTTATCGTCTCCGTATAGATTGCTTAGCATTTCGTATATGCTTTTCCCGGTGGCGTTTTTAAACGCTCTTCTTGATAATTGGCCTTCGCCTGTATTGGAAATAAGCTTACTTAATGCGTTTTTTACCTTTTCCGGTTGTTCTTTAAACAATTTTTGCTCATCTAATAGTACATCCGTGTCCGGGATTTCAGCTTCCAGTAGCCTGCCGCCTTTATGTCCTTTTGCTTCGCCCTGACGTAAAATATTAACGGCTTTTTGGGCTTCGGCTATATATGCTCCACGGAACCTCCCCTCTTTCAAGTCTTTCTGCAGAATATTTATCGCAGCGTCTTTTGTTCCGTGTTCTTCTAAAGCATCTAGAGCGTATCCTATTGCCTCTCCATATTTCGCGGTTTTTCCGGTTGTCTCCCAGTCTCCGGATTCGTTGACTGTCCATACCTCCCCGTTCAATTCAACGGTACTCCCCTTATCTCCGAGTATTTCCTTGTATGCTTCCGAAACTTCTCTGTTCTGGGCAAAATATAATCCCCATCCATGTGCCTGGTTTCCTTCACCGCTGCCTATACCTGATAAATCAAAGGTATCGAAATCATAAGGTGTGCCGTGCCACGCACGCTGTTTATATTGGTCGATGATATTTACCGCCTTATCGCTAAACACCACGACGCAATCGCCGTCTTTGCTGTCGTAATAAGAAATGCCTTCAATCCCGTTTTTGTTTAATTGCTGTGAGGCTTCTTCCATGCTGTCGAGTGATGCTGATAAATACCTGTAGATCTCTTTACCGGTGCCAACACTTCTTTTTAATGCGTCTTTGGGATTTTGAATTGCCGCTTCCAGGATGCTGTCTTTTCTTTCTTGTATCGACGCTTTGGCTTTTTCGGCTTCTTTTTTTACAGCGGCAAGGACTTTTTCTTCCTTTTCTTTCTCCGTCTGCATAAAGTTCCGGTCTTTGATTTGTTTGTCGATATACCCAAGAGCTTTGAGGTGCTTTATGGCTATTTTTTCTTTGAGCTTAGGTTTATCGGTATTTTCAAGGCCTTTAGACGCTACCTCTAATTGTTTTACCTTATCTTTCGCCTTATCAAGATCTGACAATGCTTCGGTTTCTTCGGGTAATCTCCGCATTTCGTTGCGTAACAGTTTTTCCCAGAATATCTTTTGTTGGCTGTCCGGTAAATCCGATATTGTCCTAGCAAGCTTTTCTTGTATTTTGGGCGTCTGTTCTTGGTACCGTTTTTCTTCTACAAGAAGGTTTTCGTCTTTGGGAATGTCTACCTCGTATAAGTACGACGGCAGCCCTTTGCTTTGGGCGTGTTTTTTATACGCCTGGGCCGTCTTTTTGTTTTTGGCTGTGTAAATACCCCAGCCATGTACCATATCTCCGGCGCCGGTAAGGGCCTTTTCTAAATTGAACTCGTTAAAGTCCATGCCGCTTCCGTGCCATGCACGTTGGTCGAAAGTGTCTTTTTCTTTGTTGTTGACACTTTTTAATTTTTCTGCTACAGTATCAATACGAATAGAGGAAGTGTTGAGACCTGTCCGTCCCTGCGTATTATGCGTAAGGCGGTAGGCGGACCCTTCCTCTATTTTTTGTTTTATGATCGATTTGGCAGAGTCAGTGCTTACCGGCATTCCTGTTTTGAACCATATTTTCCCATCTTTGTTAAATTCAAGAACGACGTAATAATCTCCTTTTTCTCCATTTATACTTGCCAATACGGGAACCCCGTTAAAATTTGTGAGTTCCTTTTTCCGGGAAATAGCGACATGGTGCATAATGCCTATATGTTTTTCTATGTCTTCCATTTGCTCTGTAGTTAGTATATGCCCGTTATGTTCTGTCATCGCATGGACAACTTGAGCTTCTGTATATATTACGCCAAACTTACCGGTAAACATTATTTTGTTCGCGACCTCACCCGCGCTTCTTCTTGCTTTAACTCTTTTTAAAAAATCTTCTAAATTATTTACGCCTACCCTGCGAACATCGAACATTGCTTGCGTGTAGGTGTTTTTTATATTCTCATATCCAATGTTCACCGCATGTTCTGCCATAAAATCCTTGGCCGTGTAAGCCGTATCGCCGTATTCGTTGCGGATTCTTGCCCAGCTTTCGGCCATGCGTGCGTATATGAAGGCGTTTTCGTTGGCTGCTAATTTGGATTTTTCGCTACCGTCTTGAAGTCGATTTACGACTTCGTTGTATACTTCGTAACCTTCTTTGGTAAGGGATTGTTTTACGGCATAATCGCTCTTGGCCAATTCTTCGAATTTATCCTTTAAGCCTTGCAGGGACTCATATTTTGCCTTTAACGAATTTGCGTTTTGTGCAAATTCGTCGGCCGCTTCCGGAGCCAGAGTTTGTAGTTCTTTCATTTGGTCTTCGTAAGCAATATCGAGCATTTCTTCTCTTGTTGCTTTACGACCCAGCTTTTTATACATATCCTGGTACCAGTAGTCATTATTTGAGACTCTGATTCCACGGCCTGTTTGACGGCTTTCTTCGTCGGTGTACATAATGCCAACGCCCTGCGGCTTGTAATTCCAGTAAGCATCAAAGCCCAGTGCGTCTTCATATTCTTTTCTAGCATCTGCTAGGGCTTCTTTATAGCTTTTGTTCAGATCGTACGGATTCTTATATATAACGCTTTCGGCGGCCGTTCTTGTTATATCGTCCGCATTACTAAAATGTTCTTCCATGAGTTCCTTGGATAGAACATCTTTTTTATTTTGGGCTAAATTAGCCAGTTCTTCGCGGATCGCTTCCACTCGTTTGGCTTTTTCTTCTAAGGCTGCGCGATGAACACCGTTTTTAGCCATGGTCGTTGCCCGCATCAAAGTATCGGTATCCACGGATTCGTCGGCAAGCTGGGCAAAGGTACCTGTCGGAATTACAATGTCTGCACCGGTTGAAATGGATTTATCCACTTGTTCGCCCGTAATAATTCCACGATTTACCATATCATTTAAAACGTCTACGCCTTTATCCGTCTTTGAAAGCTCTTGTGCGTCTACGTACATGTTCTGTACACCGGCAAGACGGGCCTGTTCTTGTACGACGTTTTTATATACTTCCGGATTTTTTTGTGCGGTTTTGTTTTGGGCTTTGTTTGCCATTAACGCTTCAATAGTCTGTTGTTCGACTGTTCTTCTGTATTCTTGCTTCCAGTCTTCATTTTTAATGGCTGCAATGGCCCGCATACTGCGATAGTTTCCTACGCCGTGCGTTATAGCACCCATGGCTCCCATGCCTACTACTGCCGGGACGGCCTGTACCATAGCGTCTACAGCGTTTCCTATAATTTCTGTGGTAGTGTGCGGTGCGCCTTTTTTGTACAAATAATATTCGGCGTTATCCATAAGGTCTTCGGAAGCTTGTTGTGCGCCTTCTTCTGCAAGCTCTGCGGCTGTACTTCTACCGAATTGTTTCATGGCGGCTTGTGCGGATAATTTGGCGATGCTTTCTTTTCCCGCATCAATGATAGCCATTCTGGCTGCGGCATTATTTAATATGCTTTTAGCGGCTTGTCCGCCCCAGGCTTTTGTAATAGGTTTATACCCTACTTCCATGAGGCCCAGTTCAATAGCCCCATTTACCACACCCGTTACGGTCGAATCTACAAGGGCATGGTTTCTACTATATTCACCTTTACGGTTATTCATTAGTTCCCAGTATCTTGCAGCTGCACTTTGCTGTTCGAATTGTTCGAACATTCCTACACGCATACCGTAAGCGGCCCCTGTTGTGGCTCCTGCTAATAAAATAATCGGTGCTGCCTCTGCACCGATTACTGTTGCGGCTGCGCCACCTGCCGCTGCGGCTGAGGTTGCCATGCCTAATGCAGCCCCTTGCGCGGCTCTTTTGGTGGCTCTTACGGCTTGAGTTCCCATAATCGTTAATTGCTGAATAGTGTCGTATAAAGTTCTTTCGTATTTATTAGGCTCTTGATATGCCCGCAATTCGTCTGTGAGTTTATCTACATCAGGCCGTACGGAATCTATGCTTTCTCCGTTATATGCACGCATTTGTGCGTCAGAGAGTTTTACCATATCCGATCCGGAATTAAAGGCGTCTTTTACTACTTCAAAAATGCTTCTGGTATTTTTAACATCTTCGTAATCTTGTAGGGCCATGGCTGCACTTACCGGGTCCTTTTGACGAATTTCCGCAAGCTCCGGATACATATCATCTAAGGCTGCTGTCGAAAATTTCACGCCGCCTAAGAATCTTGCCGCCATTTTTTTGTTGTATATTTCCTCTGCTGTATTGTATGCGTCAGGATTGTCCATTAAAAATTGAGCTGAAAGGCCTAGTGTGTCGGCATACGTTTTGGCTTGATTCATGGCTCTTGCATTCGGGTTAAATAGGTTTCGGTATACGTCCATGGCGCTATTTACTTCCCAGTTACCAATTGCAAGAAGGCCATTATATATTTTAGTCCCTATCCCATCATTTTCTTCTTGCTGGGGAGTCCAGTTCGATTCTTGATGCTGATAATTCATTTGTGGTTTTTGCTTAATTTGTCCACTTGCGACCTGCTGATTGATGCTATTGTATTTTTCTTGCAGTTCGGCATTGGCCTGGGCCATTCCTTCTTGGGAACCTAAGTTGTCGTTATTTAAATTTAATACGTCGCTACTAGGTGTTTCTCCCGTGGGATTGTTCGCATCGATTTTAAAATTGTCGAACCGATATTCTGCCATGTTATCTCCTTTTAATCGTAATTTCCGATTTCATAGTCATATCTTGTTTTTTCACCATTAATAAGAGGTTGTACATATTGCGGGTATACGTCCATAGTCCCTCCGTCTGTGAATGTTATGTGGGCCATTCTTTGTCCGTTGTCATCGTACGCGGTTTCGATTTTGCTTACTCCGGCTTGAAGTGCTGCTGCCTCGGATCTTCCTCCGTAGGTATCATCGCTATAAATTAACTGCGCTGCTATAGCATATATTTCGTCCTCCGTCGGCGCCCTTCCATTTTTTGCTTGAAAGTCTGCGGCTCTTGCGGCTGTTGCCCGTTGGACCATATCAAATTGGTTGCTGAATTCTGATTTATCTATGCCGGTTCTAGCAGCCAATCTTTCTTCTGTAATTTGAAATTCAGGTTTCCACTCGCCGCTTCCGGCGTTGAAATCTTGAATGCTTTTTTGCATGCTTTCTTGCTCTGCCGGTGTTGGGGTGATTCCACTGCTTACACAATAAGATATAAACCCATTCATCGAGGTGAACTTGCTTCCAATTAAAGATTTCCATATATCTAATCTTCCGCCTTGTCCTCCGCCACTTCCTCCGGATCCGCTGCTTCCGCCTCCTGTCGCTCTAGGCACTGCGACGTATGTTCCTATCGCCCCTTTTAAGGCTGCGTATACTTTAGGGTTTCCCTTGCCATATTTTTCGGTTATGGCTATTGCTAATTCGTAAGTTAGTGTTCCATTTTCGTGGGCTAATTGCATTTCTTGAAGGCCCGCCTTTATTAGTCCGTCATTTGCAATTTCTTCGTTTCTTGTGGCTTGGGTTTGGTAGGTATCTGCGATTTTTAGCATGTGCTGTATTTCTTCTTCTGAATATTTAACGCGTGTTCTAGTTGTTTTGGCGTTTTCGGCTTCTTGCGGGATTATGATTTGTGTCGGTTTTAGGTGCTGCGGATCAAAATCTGCGTTACTTGCTTCTGCCACACCACCTTCGCCGTTATTGGCGCTAGACATATTGCCCACTACTTTCCCGCCTTCTTCTGCAATCATGACGTGAAATTGAGGCGTACCGTCCAGGTTATCATATACGATAATCGACCCCGGCTTTACTTTAGACGGATCGTAAGGAATTACCGAAACGCCAGGTTCTGCTTTAGCTTTATCCACTAAAACGTCAACATTTACCACATTTTCGTCGTGGAGCTTTTTAAGCCACGGCGAATATGCGGCGCCAATGCTACACGCCGCTTCTACACACGCTACTTTGCCGTTTGCAAGCGGAGCGCTTCCCGTCCACTGGACGCCTTGGTTTATAGCATTTTGGATATTTGAGCCACTAGCTTTTATTTTCTCTTTTGCGGCATGTGCTTTGGCTAATCTATCGTTTACTGATGCGTTTTGGGGAGGTGCTTGGTCCCATGTGTAGAAGTTCCCATCTATAAACGTAAAGCCGTCTTTTTTGTCGAGCCATGCCCTTCCTGCTGCGGGTCCAAAATTCCAGGCTATGATAAGTGCGTCTTCATCATTGGACCCCATCGCTTCGGCTAGCGTCTTTTTGTATTGGGCTGCCACCTTGTCTTGGGCTTCCGGGGATTTATCACTAGGATCTATACCGATTTTCTTTGCTTCTTCTTCGTACGTGTCGGGAAGAAATTGATATCGTCCTATAGGGCCGCTTCCATCTACGCCCAGGTTGTAATCGTTGGCATCGTTTTCTACGGCAGCAATCATCTCAAGAGTTGTGTCGCCCGTTTTTCCACCGCCACCTTCTTCTACGGTGTAGGTCATTTTCGAGCGTATGTGTTCTTCGCGCTTTTTAGGGTCGTTCGGGAAGAGGTTAAAAGATTCTTTGGCGATGTCCATCATGTCGTGTTCGCGTTTTCGTACGTTTAATTCTGTTTTTAACTTGGTGATAGCCGCATCGTAAACGAATGGTGATACTTTATCCATGAGGCTATACGCATCTTCGTAATCTGACTCGTCGCCGCTTTTTATTTTGTTGTAAACCCACTGTTGCACAAACGTTGTTGCGGCTTTTTTTGTCATTTCATCCAATTTTTCGTCGCCGTATATATTGCGATATTGGCTATACACGATACCTCTTATTTGTGTGAGCGATGAATAGGCATTTTCTAATGTATTGGTCTCCATTGCGGTGTCTGTAATGTCTGCCACGGCTCTTGCTACACTTTCATTTCTATGAATTGTTGTTTTTTCGTACTGGTCTTGCATGACGGCACCTGTTTTAGTGAGGTTGTTTTCGTCCGCCATGGCGTTAAAAGCCCTATGTGCCTTTTCGTAGTTGGGAAGGTTTGCGATTGTTTCTCTTCTTATTTTTGCTTCGCCTTCTTGGTATTGTTTTAAAATGTCTAAGGCATTCGTATCTTGTTTGTGTAATAGGCCACTATCCGGATCGTTTAATAAGTCATTTACACGCTTTTTATATTCGTTGGTAGCGTCAAGAACCTTCATACTTATTTGGTCGTCTACGTATGCCTGTATTTGTCCTTGTAAAGCCCCTACGGCTTTTCCCATTAATTGGTTCCCGGTTGTGTTGCCGCCAAAGGCTTCTATATTATTTGTGGCCTGTACGTTGGCATTTTCGACGTTAGGGTCTACGGCCCTGTTGTATGCTTTTATTTCCATTTTTACCCCCTAAAATTCTTGGAGCCGAACGGATTGGAGCTAAATAATCCTTTTTCTTTTCCCCTGTACTGCGATTTTCCGAGTAGGTCAGGCTTGTAATTGAAGTCTCCGCCTACATTATCCTTTTTAGCACCGGCGTATTCATGTTTAATTCCGTACATGCTGGAAGCTGTTGAAAGAAGAGTGGCTATGCCGGCTAATTTTCCCTGGGCTTTGGCGTTTTCTGCGCTTGCTTTATAGCCTGCCGCTTGGTTTTCATAATTGTATTGGTTGAATAATTCCGAGCGTTCATCGTTTCGTTGGTTTTGTAGCAATTGGTTACTGTCGTCTTGGTATGTTCCGTACGATGAGATGAGAATATCTAAAGGACTGCCTGTAAGCGTCATATTTGATGCGCCTGCCTGGGCTGCTGTTTGCCCTGCCATTAGCCGCATCCTGTCGTCAAGTTTTCTCTGGTCATTTGCGTATTTATCGGCCATTTGGTCTTGCCTAAGTTCACTTATTTTAGCGTTTTGTTCGGCCGCTTGTTCTTGCTGTCTATACATAGCGACCTTAGCGTTTGTTTCTTGCTTTATCTGTTTATATTGCATGATGCCCTGGACGGCTTGCCCGGCTATCATGCCCCACACTCCACACATTATTCATTCCTCCCTATTACGAATTGTTGCCACGTTATACCGTTTTCATTAAACGGCGTACCAAAACCGGCGCCGGCTTTTAGTAGCCAACGCCGTGATTCGTTGTTATCTATGCTTATATAGTTTGTTATAGGTCCGTATTCCTTGATGAATCTACTGATTTCTTCAAATCCCATGGTGATTAATTCTTTTTTGTAGTTTTTGATTTCCGTTGTTCCTACCATCCACACGGCGTGACGGCCGTCTATCGGATATTTTACGATCCCATATATGGCAATAGGTTCTCCCTTTTCGCCGAACGCCAAAAAGTTGTCGCAAAATTCATGTATGGCGCATTTGGTAACGGATGTACAAGCCCCTTGTAGTTCTTTTTTATCAATCGGCCGTAAATGTTCTTCTATGTACCTTACGGCCTGGAGGTGCTTTTTATCTTTCTTGTTAAATTTCTCCGTTGTAACTTTTGACAATGCCGCCATCAATACTTACCTCTCTTATGATTGCGTTTAATTCAAACGGGAAGGGTTCGTCGTGCTTGATGCAGATATGGTTTTTGGTATTACTGCCGATATCGGCTATCGGCATTTGCTGCACGATGTCGCCTGTTTCCAGCGTTTCGTAATCTTCGTATCGGAGCTCGTTCATATCCTTATCTTTAAATGTGTATCCGATATGGCCACCGTAGGATTTTTCTACTCTTAACACGACGGTATTAATCTTTGAGATTCTAGCCTGCATAGTGCCTTCTTTTAATCCTATATCAGGGCCCGGCTGCTTAATTCTTGTTTCGTAGGCAAGGCCAATTGTAATATCTGAAAACGACTGGCCAAAGGCCACTAAGCCATTTTCTGGTACTACCGCATCTTGCATCCTTGTTCCGTCGGCCAAGACTTGTACCGTTTTTCCTATAAGGTGTGGTATTTCTATGCTACTACCGCTTCCTATAATGTACGAATCCATGTATACGGCCGCCTCTATATCGGGATTAAACCGTTCTATATAGGTTTTACCGTTTCTTTCTACGGTTACGTATAACACGTCGTTTGAGCCGTTGGGAATGGACGCTACCTTTTTGTATTTACCGTCTGTCTTTTGATGCGACCAGGCAAATACATTTTGCTCTTTAATAAAGGCCAGTGAAAGCAGCGCTCCGTCGTCACGGACGTAATACAAGGTGCTATTGGGCTCTTGAATGTATGCCGAGGATACCAGCTTATGGCCTTCTGTTAAATGCGTCGCCAAAAGCGTTAAGTTGTCGCCGTTATAATTATCCGCATCATATTGATAGCCAAGGTCTCTTACGGTCTTTCCACTTCGCTGTACATGTACTATACGATTACCGATGTGCTGCGGAGGGCATGAATTAGATCCGCGCATGGTTTGCGGCCTGGGATTAATTTTAGCCGGTGTGATGACGCTTGCGCCTTCTATAATCCATTCGTTACCTGTTGTTAATATAACCAGGTCTTTTGCCGGCACCAGGTGCAAAATCTCAAAGCCGTTACGAGTGATAAGGTCTGCTTTAATAGCCGAGTCGTCCGTTACTCCTCCGTCTACTTTTTCGATTCCAAAGTTCGGATAATCCCCTGTTCTACTCATCCATATAGAGTAGGGCTCTTTTTTTGTGGCTGCTAAGACTAATCTATCTTGGAAAAAGCACGCCATTTTAGGATATCCGTTATCGTCGTTCCAGCTACTTAGTGCGTATACCTGGGTTTTGTCGGTGTTAGCAAAATCGGTAATAACCGAGGCTTTAACTTCCGTCGATGAAACGACTTCTGTAATTTTAGCGGTGCCGTCGTTTGAATAGGGATTTCTGGAAAAGTCTACGGTAAGTTTGCCGCTTCCGTTATCCGCATCCGTTACAGCTACTGCTTTCATCCAGGTAGGTGTTGTTACGGTCCCTGATTCTGTGAAGTTCTGGTCGTTGTTTGACTTATAGCTTCTATATTCTTGCCAGGTCTTATTATCGTCCGAGTGATAAACGGTGACCTTACCCTTCCATGTGCCGTGAGTTGTAATCTTCCAGGCCTTTCCCACTCGTATAGACTTGGTTTCTTCTGTAATGGAAGAGGCCTGTATTTCAATTTGTTCTGATTGGTTTTCAGCTTGCTGGGTTAATTTTATGTGACTGTTCACCATGCCCGGCGTGAACGTGTCTTTCGTGGCCGTAATGGTAACGTCATTACCCGATGTGGTCGAGGGCTTTAATTCGTTGTTTCCGGAGAAGGTGATTCTTACGTATCCATTTTGGCCGTCTTTCCCGTCTGTTATTTGGGAGGGATTCTTTTGAACATCTTTACATATGCCGGCAGCACCGCCTTTGGCTCCTCCTTGATGCGAGATTCCGTCTTTTCCTTCTATTCTTTGGTTTTTTCCATTGGGCTTACTTGCAATTCCACCGCCGCCACCTTTGGCTTCGGTGTTATTAAAGGATGATTTTCCTCCGCCCGTTCCGTCTGTCGGGTGTGCGTCGCCTCGCCGGGAATATTGGGATTTGCCGCCTTTTCCGCCAGCGCCTACTGTTACGGAATATGTTTGTCCTGCGGTTAGCGTGTCTATTGTTATTTTCTTTTCGCCGGATCCACCATTCCCGCCTTGTAATTCTATGGTCCCTTGGCCTTCTTGTCCATCGCCCCCATGTGTATATGAGTAATGTTGTACTCCAGTGCCGGCACCACCTCCACCGGCCCCTATGATTTCTACGGTGTATTTACCCGTTACTTGCGGCGTAAAAGTGTATGTTCCAGGTGCTACAAACGACGTTTCTTTATTTGCCGCTTGTGTCGCTGAATCGTAATAAGGTTCTGTTATCTCGTACTCTTTAAACGCCCAGCCCATAGCCGTTCTTTGAAGGCATTGGATCGGATAATTTCCGGAACAAATAAACATAGTATCGGCGGATTGGGTGAATTGTAAGTTATCCACATTATCGTACGGTGTGGATAACTCTGTTTCCGTGTATTTCCCGTCTTCCCAGATACGGATATACCGATAGCCTACTTCTAATAGATAGGCATCATCTATTCCGGCATTAAAGGCGACAAGGGCTGTCGGCCTATCGTCGTATTTAACCTGTCCTATAAATTCCGAGCCTTGTCTACGATAGCACCCGCCGAACGGACGAATGGCGAGGTTTTGGGCTGTTAGAAGGGCTGATTTGTATTTATCTAAATCCACACGGTTTGCGACGTACGGCGATATTTCGCCGGCTGCAAACGACGGTTGTATGAGATATATGTTCATCGTACCCTCCGAGTGTTGGCGTAATTACTATGATATACCGCATCCCTTTGGCCTTCTCTTGCGTCGTTTAATTGTGCGTCGTGAATAATAGCCTGGAATAACTGATATTGCATTTGATAAGCTTGCGGATTTCCCGTAAGGCGCATAGCCATATTGGCTGCAAGTAGACGTGTAAAGGCGCTTATAAACAAGGTATCCATAACCTGTACGTCTTTTTCGTCCACAGTGTAGTCGGTGTAAGCGTCTTGTAAATTACAAGCAATGGCCTTTGTGGCTGTATCTATATTTACGATAACGTACGGGACGTGTTCTTGTACGTTTATCTGTTTATTTCGAATGTTATTAATTTTTAAGCAATTCTTCGGATATGCGTAACAAAAATCATATCCGGGTACTTCTTTATCAAGAAGGGCTAACTTTTCAATTCTATGAGCAAAACTCCACGGATACGCCCGGAGTACCGTTTCTCTTGTTTGGTCGTAATAGAGCTTACAAGCCCTTGCGTTTTCTTCTTTATCGTTCATTGAGGTAATGGTGCCTTTTCCTAAATCCGATAGCGCCATGTTGCAAATATCCGTGTCTGTCATGGTTTCTCCTTTTTAAATAAAGTCGGGGACGGTAACACCGTCCCCTTTTCCTTTATAACTTGTGTTTTTTAATGAGGTTTACAAGTTCCTCTTTGGTTTCGTTGCCGGTGTATTCAATACCGGCTTGAATTAGCTTAGCTCGTAACTCGTTTGCGTGTAACTGATTTAAACTTCTTCCTTTATGGCAATCCTTAAAAGGGATCCCCGGCTTATCGTACGTCTGCATCCATTACAAGTGACGCCGAAATGGTGCCCGCCGATTGAGCTGCGGCTGCCGTCCATTTTAAGCGGAGGTAGCCGAGGTCACCGTAAGGTACCTTAACAGCTAAGGTTTTACCCTTTTCAGCCGTATACGTACCTAAGGTTTTAGCCCCTGTCATCTTATCGTTGTCCGCTGTTTCAAGCGTTACCGTGCAATCTGCCGAGGCGCCGGGTAATTTAACAACTAAGGTTAAGGGACTTCCTGCGTCACCTTTACCTGTTTTAATAACTTCGCCTGTACCGGACGTACCGGATAATTTCACGTTCCAGAAGAACGTATTTTCTGCATCGTATATCATAGTTTCTCCTTTCTAGGCGATAACGGGTTCAGTTTCTGTTAATGCGTCGTTTTTCTTAACAATAAGGCCCGATACATAGAGCGTCGGAACACCCTGCATGAGTTGCTGTTGCGTTACATATACATTGTTTTTATCTGCGATATGCAGTTCGAGCATTGTGTATGCCATAGGCGATACATACAGAATCGGGCGTTTCGGGTTTATGATTTTGTTTTTGGCGACTACAATTCTTTCGGCTAATGCCTTGCGTGCATCAGAGGTTGTGTCTTCGGCTGCTGCCTTGCAATCGATGTTGCGGACGGCTGCAACTTTACGGATGTTCTTTACTGCGAGTCCCGCATCCCAATCGAACAGTGTTGCAAGGGCCCGGTATTTACCGCCGTTTGCATCGATGGCGTCGATTTCTCCGAGGTCCTGGATATCAAGGCCTGCTTTAGAGCCTTTCGGATAAATGCCCACAACCGCATCTTCGCCCCAGTCTACGATGTATGCGGAGGTTTGTTTATTGGCTGTCTTACCACCGGCGTTTACGACTTGGTAGCCTTCTTCGCCGAGGTCGCCTTTAAACGTGTTGTAGCGGATGCTTAACCCGTTAAACTGGTCCGGGTTTGCGTCGGTGTCGCCGTAGAACATGTACTTAGCGAGATCATCCGTAAAGCCCTGGACATAGGCTTTGTCTTCGGACATGCGGAAGGCTTGTTTATCCGGGGCCAGTTTTACGAGCTTCACATCGACTTCCGAGCGTGCTTCCATTAAGCAGCACGTGTCGATGATTTGCTTTGTCGTCGATTTTCCGGGCTTTACGCCGGCATTAATGCGCCGTAATTCCGGATGAGGGTATGACGTGCGTACGGTTGTTTGGTTGCCTGTGGGAAGGTTTCCTTCCATCCAGGGAATATCTTCCATAATAGGGTTGCTCTGGGCCATGACTTCCATAATCGTGTCCAATTGGCCCTGGGGATTTAAGCGCTTTCTTAAATCCGAGAAAGTTAATGCTGTGCTTCCAATCATATTTTTTGTTCTCCTTTAAAATTAATACTTTGAAAAATCCGTATGAGGATACATATCGGTACTGGTTGCGGCGGTACCTGCGCCACCCATCTTGCCGGGGTCTTCACCGATTAAATCGGCAAAGGCTGCCATGGTTTTTATCATAGCTATATGATTGCCGGCCCCTGTCAGATTTAACATCTGTGTAAAGCCGGGAATCTTTTGTTCAATGTAATCTCTTGTAATTGCGGCCTTGCCGAGCGTTTCTTGATAAGCCCCGCCTAATTCTTCTTTTGCCGCATCACCCCAGGACTTTACTTCGCTTACATATTGTTCCTGGAGGTTTTTGGCGACCGCTTCGGCTACGCCTTGGGCATACTGAATGCCGTACGTTGCCATGCCGGCTGCCTGTTCTTGCGTTGCACCCATGCCCTTTAAGAGCGTTGTAAATTCTTCGGTGATTTTTTCGTCCGCTTCAAGGCCCGCTTCTTTTAATACGGTCGTAAAGTCGTACGATTCCGGCACTTGCGGAGCAGTGCTTTCGCCGTCACCACCTAAGGCGGTCTGGGTTTCCTTACCGATAAATGAGTCGCTACCTTCTTGGTTAGCGCTCGTATCAGTCGCTTGTTCTTGTGTTCCTTCGGCCTCTTGGCTTTCCGGGCCTTCGGCGAATCGTTGCAGGTCAAATTTTAATTTCAATTGGTCCATGTTGTTTTCATCCTTTCAAGTTCAATTCTTTTTTCGGCGTATTCTTCTTCCATTTGGTGAAGTAGTTTCATTCCTTCAAGGCCCATGGATTGAATGAGCTTTAAGTATTCAAGGCCTACACGCCTTCGTCCTTCGTCTAAGAGTGTGGTTTCGTTCGATAGCGGGCTATAGATTCTTGTTGCGTCCAAAAGGCGAGCCATAAAATGTCGTCCTAACGGACTTTCCATAACGTACCGTAAGGCTTCCATGTCTTGGCTTCGTATGGTTTCTTCCATAAGTTGTGCGGTCTTTCGTTCTTTTTCGTGCATTTTTACCTCATTCCCAGCCATTCTTGCATAGCGGGATTGCCGTCATTTGCCGCTTCTGTTGCGTTTTTAGCAGCGGCTGCAAGGTCAGGAGCTTGTGCAATAGCTGCTTGTTGCTGTGCTTGGGCTTCTGCTGCGGCTTGGGCTTCTTGACGCTGTTTTTGGATTTCCTCAACTTCTTCATCTGAACGGATCATAGCTGCCGGCACGCCTACTTGTGCTAAGTAGTTAGCAACCGCTTCTGTAAGGTTAACCTTATCGAGGACCGTCTGGTCGAATTGTGCGGCTTGTCCGATAAAGCCGATGCCTTGTTCAATCGATGTAAGACCACTCATCTTTTGAGCTTGGGCAAGCGGTGAGATGTATTCGATCCTAAACTCTTCGCCTACAATGTCTTGCAGCTCTTCCGGGATATCCGGGAAAATACCGCTTCTATCTAAGATGTTGTAGACCCTTTCAAGGATTCGGTTTAAGAACTCGTATTGAAGGCGTTCTACCACGGGTCCTAGTTGCTGCAATTTTTCCTGGTTTCTTGCCATTACTTCCTGGGCCGTCATGCGGCCTTTATCCAGTTGGTCTAACATTAAGAAGAGGTCTGATGAATACGTGCGTTTTACTCTATCTTCCACACGTTTGATTTTTCCTTCAAGTTCTCCGATTGCTAATTGTCCTTGGAAGATAGGACGAATAACTTCATTCGGATCATTTATGGCCGTTGTACCTCCGGGGAAGAGGTTTATATTCCCCACTTGTGACGGCGGGACCTGCAAGGGAGGTTTAACCCCCATTTCAATGGCCGTAATGGCGTCAAGTTCCATTTGTTGTAGCATCTTGGCGTCCGGCAAAGCGTTCCAGCCAGGACCTGTTGCGTAGGCTTCTGTTCCTTTTACGGTATAACGGGCAATGGGTACGGGCCATTCTTCAAAGCCCGTAACCGCCAGGCATTCATCTTCGTTTGAGTCTTCTACCCAGTATGTCGATGTAAACGGCATCTTTTTGTTATTAAGCTTGTTTGGGTCGTTATCCTCGTTTTTTTCGACTAGCCAGCATACCGTATGGTAGTTTTGGTGGCCGCTTCCGTTATCGTATGACTGCTTAACGGTCATCGGGCAATTGTCATATCCAAATTGCTTTACGATTTGGTTTACGGTCATTTTGGCTCTTCTAGCAAAGGTTGAGACTCTCCCTGTCGCGTCACACGCCAGGGCATAGGTACCTATGGTGTACGGAACAAATGTCACCGTGCCGCCTTGTGAAAAAATCCCTAAAGCCGCTTGGCCAAAGGGAAGTTCCGAGTAGCACTGATGAATGGCATTGTAGAAGTTTGAGCCCGAAAGGACCGATTCCATAATATCGGCTCTTGTATCTAGGAACCGCTGTACGCCTGTGTCGTCGGCCAGGTCTTTATTTCCAATACCAAACCTAAACCAACGCCTAGACGGCGGTGTGAGCCCCGATTGGACGCCTGCTGCAAAGGTATCGCGGGCTTCTTGAATAACGCCTGTAAAGATTTCTTCATCGTGTATGACGGGTTTTCCTGCCGTGTCGTCGTCGAATAAGCCGTCATAGGGAAGTTCATAATCACGGATTAACTTCCATACCCTTTCCCAGGGCCTACGAGCTTGAAACAAGGCGTTAAAGCGTTGCACGAGTTTTCTTTTATCTTTACACGTGTTCGGTTTTACCGTCTTTTTATTTTTCGTCGGGCTTCTAGCTAATGCCGTTTCTACTTCTTTACGCATATTTTTCTCCTTATCCCAGCGTGTTTTTGCCATTTGTTGTTCCTAATGCCGTATCTACAGCTGTGCGCGTACTTTGGAAACCGCGTTTTTTACGCTGTTTTTCAACGCTATCGGCTGTTCCTTGGTCGCCGTTATTTACGGCCTGCACCGTAGGATCCGGCGTTTTAAATTCGGGAGATGAACTACTTCCGAACAGTCCTTTTAATCCACACATTCGGTATTACCCCTTTCTAAACGGATTGTATTTTGTTTGTGCTGCCTGTCGCTGCTTTTGGCTTTTTAACACCGGCAGCGAAAATGTTAAGGCCAGGGCGTCTGCTTTATTTGGCGACGGTACGCCACGGGCTTTCATATGGTCTTTACTTTCCAATATGATTTCACCTTTTTCATTGACGGATGCTTCGGGACCTATGAGGTCATCTCTTAAAACGTCGTCATCCGGCAACACGCCGCCGTTTATAAGCCAATCCTTCATTTTCCCCCATATTTCAGCGCGTTTATTAGCAAATCCTTTTGTTCCGGACTTTCCGCCAAAAGCAACCAGCTTCCAGTTTCTTCCCATGGTTACGCCGAACGAATAAAGCCCTGTCCCGTAGCCTTGGTCGATAAAGATCGCATCCGCTTTATATTCATCTTCGAATCCTGCTAATATAGCTGCCATAGCTCCGTCGTTGTCATTTTTCTGGTATTCGCCTAAGACTTCGCTGTAAAGGCCTTGGCGCATGATAATTACGAATTGGTCGCTTCCCGTCCATGCCGGGTCTACTCCAATAATAACGGGTGCAAAGTTATATTCAGCCGGCCGGAGTGTTCTTTTTGTGGCCGCTTCCACTATATCTACTCCGATATATTGAGCGTCAGAAGACGACGGAAATTCACCGCGTACACGGACTTTAAAAAAGTCCGAATCTTCGCCGTATTGGTTTTTCCACTGTTCGATTTGGGCTTTGTTAGAAATGGCTACGTCCCTAGAGTCTATCTTCCTGGTGTCCCAGTAGTTTCTATATTTGGTGAAACAAGCATGGAACCGTCCTACGTTTCTTGTAGGGTTACCGTAGCAGCACCAAATAATTTCGGTATTCTTATCTGTTAGGGCGCCTTCAGCGACTTCCCAGATGCGATCGTCTATAGCGGAGGCTTCATCGAATATGATGAGAATTCGCCTTCCTTGGTTATGAAGGCCGGCAAATGCTTCGGTGTTTGTGACGGACCAGGGAATGGCGTCAATTCTCCAGGTTCTTTCATGCTCCGCTTCAATGGAAAATATCGCCGTTGCCGTGTAGGTGAATAGCTCTTTACCGATGAACTTTCTGTGCCATTTAGCAAGTTCTGCCCAGGTTTTGGTTCTTAATTGAGCTTCGGTGTTGGCGGTTACGACGCCTCTTGTGTCCGGATGAGTTGAAATAGCCCATAGAATAAGCCAGGCTACGGTCGTACTTTTTCCTATGCCGTGGCCTGATGATACGGCTTGACGAATTACCGTGTCCGGAGTTTCCAATCCTTTGGCAATTCTTTCTAGCTGTTCCAGCTGCCATTTTTGCGGCTTTTGGCCTTTTAATTCCGGGTCGTTATCCCAGTCGAACGCAAAATATACCCAGGCTACCGGATCGTGAGTTAAGCGGCCCAGGCAGTCCATAAGCTTGTATGCTTCGTCTTTATTCACCAGCCGCTTCCCCTTTCTTTAATAATGCCTGTTGCAAGCGTTCTGACAGGTCCATGTTGGCGTTTATTTCAACGCTTCCGGTTAATTCCGTTTGCTGTTTTTGCTTCCAATCGTTCGGGGCTAAATTGGTGAGAATGAAAGTAGCCGCCTTCGTTTCCGGCGGTACGAATACAAGTTCGTTTTCTATCTTTTTAGTGACTTGTTTTCCTACTACCTTGCCGTCTTTTATGATGTCTGTTGTGACGGTTTGTTCTTTCTTTGGCATCTTTTTTTCAATGCCTACAGCCCTTTGGAATAAGGCGTTTTCAACCTGGGCTACGCAGTAGTCTTTACCAATGGAAAGCGCCTCCGAAAACTCCGGATGTTTCTTGGTCCACTCATAAAGTGTTGATTCAGAAATTCCGATGTAGGCGGCAATCTCATCGTTATGCCATCCTTTACGGCATAAGCTTTTAATGACTTCCAGGTTTTGGGTGGTGTGGAACTTTTTCCACGTTGTTGAACGACGCCTTATATTAATGTTTTTTCCTCGCGCGTCTTTTGTGCGCGTATCTGTGTCTTTGATATATATCTTCTCGCGGTGAATAGGTTCGCCTCGTACCTTATTTTTTGTCATATTCTCCTACCTAAACGTACGCCTTCTAGTTGAGTGATAAACGGGCGTATGGTTTATATCCGTTTCGTTTGTTTTTCGCTTCTTTTGCCACTTTGGTTCAAAGCATATACACCGTTCCGATTCTATCTGTAGGTGCATGTTCACGCATATTTCGCGGTGATTGTGTTTGCATCTTTGGTTGTCACATCGGATCATGCTACCCTCGCTTTACGGCAACAAAAAGGGAAGGCCTGCACTATACAGGTCTTCCTTGTCTTATTTTTCTAGCTTACATGATAGCACAGAGTGATATGTAACTTTAAGTACCCTCTTTTGATTTTTTTAGGATTATATCGAAACTTTTTAGGGCTCGCCGCTGTGTTCTAAAAATATTCGGCCATGTACAGCCCAGGGCCTTACATATGTTTTCCCACTTTTCGCCGTAAAGGTATCTTCTTGAAAGGATGCTTTGATGTTTAGGGTTTTCCAGCTTTTCGATTAAGAGCCGCGCTTCTTCTCTTTTTTCGATAAGTTTGTCCCATTCTTTATCCGCATCCATAATCATATCCACTAGACGTGCTACTTTATCTGCCATACCGCTTCCAGGTGTTCCGGAAACTTTATCTGATGAGTAATCCGTTCCTTTTAATGTGCAGATATCTTCTCTATATCTTGAGATTCTTGTTTCCAGGGTTTTCAACTTAATGTCTAATGTTCGGATGGATTGAAGATATTCTTTGGCGTTCATCGCAACACCTCTTTTATGATTACGACGATCGTCTTTCTACTTGCTGCTGTTATGCGCGCCTTTAGCACGCGATTTAATCGACGCATTTTTATCATTTCGAACGCTAGCGCACCTACGAGTCCGAATGTGACGAATACGCTTATAAGCAGGAATATTCCTCCGGCTGCTGTGACTGCCTCATAATTCATAATTAGTCCTCCAGTAATATATCTTCTTCTCTAGCTCTTAGTCTTAGCAGATTTAAATACCGCTCCATTACATGTGCCTGTGCCTGGAGCGCGTCTATTGGGGTTTTTGTATCTCGGTCTAGTCGTTGGCTTTTTCTCGCTATGGCTATTTGTAGTTTTTGGTGCCTAATTTTTAGCTGCCAGTATTCGGCAAGAAGTCGATCTTTATAGTCGTTGCTTGTCATAAGGTTTACGGTGTCTTTTAGGTCTCTTATTCTCATGGTTAGTCCTCTCTTATTTGCCCGTTTTGGCTGTCTCTTATGGATTTTTGTTTTGCTTGCTCAATTATATTTTTCGCCAGCATGATTATTAATTGTGTTCGCCTTATTTGTATGTCTCTCATTCCTGTGAGGGTTATGTGTATTAAATATCCCATTGCGGCGGCAGCCATAAGTCCCGACGATAATAACGCGATTATCATCGCTATTAGCGTATAGTCCATTTAAATTCCTCCTTTTTTAGTCATCGAAATTTAATTTGTCCTGGGCTCTGTCGCCGTCTATATATCGGAATATTTCCGTTGTTAATCGTTCGATTATTTTGCTATATTCGGGTGTAAACGGAATTTCGCTAGTCGGTGTTTCGTAATTTATGACTCTCTTCGGCACCTTTACTTCGATGAACGTTCCGTCATTGGGTATATAAAATTTGGCTGTTATGGTGACGCTTGTCTCTGCCGTCTTCTCGTTGTATGTGTAGGTAAGCTTCTTTGTTATTAGGCGATCTTTACAATCGTCCGGCAATTCTAAAATCTCGGTGATATAAGGCGAAAGTCTTTTTACCGCTTCGATTAATTCCGGTCTCGGATATTCTGCACATTTTATTTGGTATGTGTCATACGCCCCGGTGTTTTCGTTTTCTCTTTCAAATGTGATTTTAAAAATTTGGTGCTTGCCGATTTCGAAACTTTTTATTTTCCTGTCTAACATAATGTTCTCCTTTCATGTGGTTTATTATCCAGCGGCAATTGAAGTTAATACTATCCCTATGACGATAATCATCCAACATACGGCAATTATCAACTCATTAATACCAAATGCTTTGTAAATTATCTTTCCTGTTACTCCCAGCATTCCTGCTAAGCCTGTTAAAATCATGCCTATTCCGATTTGTTCCATGTAAATTTCTCCTTTTGTAAATCCGGCAATTTTTCTATCCGGCTTAAATGCTCGGCTACTTCATCGGCTGTCAGATAGCCGATAACATCGCTTGTAATTGTAGTGCTGTAGCACAATACCCCGTCTTTCAGTACCCCTAGTTCATAAAGCCCATCTTCACCACCCTTGCTGTATTCGTTCTGAATTACGTTTGCCCCATACCCATTTGTGAACTCGTATATATGTTGAATTGAATTTCCGCTTTTTCGGTCGAAAACTACAATCTCTCGTCGGGGTTCATACTTACCGAATTTTATGATTGACATTTGCTTTTCTCCTTTTTAATGCTCCCACCTGTTCATTAAATCTCTTCAAAACTAGTTAAAAACGACTCTTCGTCAAGTGTGTATATCTCGCCATGTACAGTTTTAAGAACATAGTCGCCTTGAAACGCCCTACATCTCTTGCTACCATCAATAATTTCCAGTGTTAGTACACGCTTATGAAACTCTTCGCCTGTATCTTCATCAAATTCTCGCTTAAGTGTAGTCCAAACACCGCCCCTAACGTTTAAAAGGGTTAGTATCTCGTCCCCGTTTTCTCCCGTAAATTGAACGGCTTCAATTGTATTAGGGTCGTATTCTCTATATTTCTTCAATGTACACATGATTATTTACTCCCCTCGTGCTAGCTTTCGTGCTTTGTACAATTTACGATACAGCCGTCCTATCTGCGTCGTACGCGGCATCATTTCTCTATCTCGCCAGCATATTGCGTTCAGCAATATATTCAGTTCGTCCGCACTAAGTTCAATATTGATGACCTTCTTTAAAGCTGCGCGAGGTGTCATATCTGCGTTTCCTTTCATCGCCATTTTATACACTCCATTTCTTTATGTTTTTCATAAAAAAGTCCGGACCTTGTTCCTCGTTTAATTCCTTTTTGCTTCCCGGCGATACTAACGTCTTGGCAAGGGAATCCGAATGTCCATAAGTCGGCTTTCGGCACGTCCCAACCTCTGACTTTTCTGATATCATCTGCAAACCACAACCTCTCCGTATCATACATAGCCCTATAACTTTTTTGAGCGAATTTATCGAACTCACACCAACCGATACATTCCATGCCCGCTTTCTCTAAGCCTGAATGAAAGCCCCCGATACCGGCGAAAAAATCTATGAACTTCATTCTCTCTTTGCCCCCTTTTCTCCGTATAGGTTTTGAAGGTATTCGCGGCATACCGCTTCCCCTTCGGCCGCATCTTGGAAGTGCCGTCTATGATGGCAGCTAGGGCAAAGCATAACCGCTTTTTCTATTTCGTCTGATTTGTAAATTCCGCAAGGCTCGTGATGATGTTTTACGCCGTATTCAATGGGAGCTCCGCACCAAATACATGTACCGCCGTCACGCTCATATATGGCATTGTAAAATTCTTTAGCGGCCTTTCCTTTTAATTTCACTCTTTTTGTCTTTAGTAAGTTCATCGTGTTTTACCACCCTGTATTTGATTAATCTACCTTCATAGACTCGTTCAATGTTTGCCCAGCAGCCTTTATGGGTTCGTTTGCCATTTATCATTTCGACGAAATGGATTTTCTCGTCAGGCTTAAAGCAGCGTTTATCGTCATGTACCCAAAGGGTATTTTCCCGTCCTTCTTCGATGGCAGCATATTCTGCTCGGTTTTTTCTGATTAGATATCTGATCGTCATCGTCACCCGTCCTTATCATCCGGTAGAACATGTACGGAAAGCCAAAGGCGGTGTATCCGTACTGCACCGGTTTTTGTATGTAGTATCCTTTCGGAGCTTTCGGCTCTTTCCAGGTCTTACTTTTTATCACTTCTTTTTTTATTTCCGGCTTTTTTAGATTCCTACTTGCCCGGTATCTTGATTTTTGTATCGCGTCTTCTTCGCAAAACGTTTCTCTTGTTTCTTTCACAAAGTATTCGGCAACCCTTCTTGCATCATCCGGCTTTCCGTCATAAAACCGAAAGGCCTTATAGGGGATTTCTCCGTGTGGCCATAGCTTTTTGTAATCGGCTCGTGACAGCCCAATGTTATTTATCAGCAGGTGATGATGAATTCGGTGTCCCTTACATTCTGTGGTGGCAATCCATTTTAATTGTTCGCCTAGCCGGTGATATAGCCTACGGAGCTTACGGAGAAAATTGTCTAGCCTATTTTTGGCTTCCTCCTTTCCAGGCTCCGGTTCCTTGTATGTAAGGTCGATTCGAATGTCTTCCTCTTTGAAATTTTCGAGAATCAGGTAATAGAGATTTTGAATTGAATTTTTCTCGTTTACTTTCCATTGCTCGGCCGATGTGTTTTTACTGTTTGGGGATCTCGGCATCGTCGGCGTGTTATATCTCGATGTGTGGTATTTGCAGATTTCAATTACGGGTCCTGCTTTTACCGTTTTTTGTACATACATATTTCGACCTCTTGGTTTTTATTTGGTCGTATATTTAATAGACTTAATCTAGCGATAACAGGGCCGAAGCCCTGTTATTTTCTCGCTATATAATGTATAATATATATAGACCATTTACGGAGCTTGCCGGCTCCGGTCTGCTTTTTGCTTTAGACGCCCTTGTGGCGTCTTTTTTTATTGACTTTTTCTATTCGGTTTCTCATATCTTCTACTAGTTGTTTAGCCCTAGAGTCCTCCTCTTTTATTTTGTGTCTAACTCTATATAGACACGCCCAGGTCCTATGGCCTTCAAAATATTTACAGTTAGGGCAAACGGTGTCGGGAATTAATCCGTCTACCGGGCAGTGGATAAATGACTTACTCATCGGGTAATTAAATCGACCAGGCTTATAGAGGTTATGAGATCCACTAAAACCAATGCACCTATGAAAATACCGCCACACGTAGCATAGAATTTAATATCTTTGTTTTCTTCTTTAAGACGACGGTTTTCTGTCAGTAACTCAAGGTTATCTTCCGTTAGCCGTTTGTTTATAATTTTTATTCCTTCAAGCTGCAGCTCTATGTCTTTATAACTTTTTTCTTCCTCGTTGTTCTTCTTGGCGTTGATCCATTCCGGTAATGTGATTTTCATAATTTAACCTCCGCTCGGCAATACTCCGTATACGTCTTCTGAATTAATGGGCCAGGCGTGTGTGATTTTTAATCCTTCATCTCTGTTATTTTTCATGTTGTTATCATAGGCCTTTAGAAGGTAGCGTTTCTTTCTTATGAAGTTTTGGCTGGGTATGATGCTTATTTCAGGTCCTGCTCCTTCTTTTTCGAGCATGAGTCCTATAAACTTATTGCTATTTTTAATAGCGTCTTCAAAAACCTGTATGACTTCTACTCTGTTCATCAGTGGTTACCTTTCGTATGAGTTTATTCGGATCGGGGACGTTGAGCCTTTTTTAAAAATTACTACTGCTGACGGAAACGGAGCGCTTCCTTTGCCGTCTCCGAATTTTAGGCGGCCTCTTATAAGTCTTATTTCGTTAGCTTTCATAACGTAATCGTGCCACCAGGCGGTATCCGTTCGTGCCGGCAGTAGGCAAACGACTGTTGCTTTTCCTTGCCTTGCCGCATCTCTTGCCTTTTTTACCCAAATTCCTATTTGTCTTCCGTACGGAGGGTTCATCCATATGACGCCCCCCCCATTCTTGTTTTAGGGCGTCTTCTTCTTTGGTGTAGTATTTAGGGCATTTGGCGTTTTCTTTACTTGCGCATATATCGAGGGTGAAGTTAAACTCTTTGTTTAGCCTGTTAAAGAGTTCTTGAGGCGTACCCCATTCTTCACTGTTACTGGTGTACATTCCCTTCGTCATCATTTACCCGTGCTTCCAAATCCGCCTTCGCCGCGATCGGTTTGGCTTAATTCATCCGTTTCTTCGAACTCTACGGGAATATTCTTTTCAATAAGCCCCTGCATGAATCGTTCGCCTTTATGAATGTATTTTTTAATTCGTCTTCCGGCGGTGATTTTAAATATTCCCATGACTTCACCCCGGTAACTGCTATCTACGATGCCAACGCAATTGGCTAAGTAGAATTTTGTCTTTGCTCCCTGGGAGCTTCTCATGAAGAGTTTCATATGGTATCCTTCCGGGATTTCAAATGAAAGCCCCGTTCGGACGAAAGTTGCCGTAGAAAGGTGCATCGATTTTACCGCCGTGTCTTCAATGGCGTAGAAGTCGAAACATGCGTTTCCTTGTGTAATTAGGGGGATTTGTGCTTCGGGATGCGTCTTTTTAATTTTGATTTTTAAGGGTTCCATGGTTGCCTCCTATTTAAAAAATCCCTGTTTTAATATGTCGTATAGCATAGCTGTATGGCTGTCGGCGGCGATGTTTACGTCCTTCTCGTACCCTGACGGCCATTTAATAGTGACGGTCCAGTCTTTCGGATTGTAGGTCAGTGTGCATTCTTCACCAGCCATACAAAGGATCCGCTCAAAGGCCGCTACTATGATTGCCTTTTGTTTTTGGTCTTGCTCTACGACAAGCCGCATCATTTCTTTTTCTTCGGGCATCATTTTTTATATCCCTCCTAAATCTCTCCGCTTATCACCAGTAGCTCGCTGGTGATTTTTTTAATTTTCTTTTTAAGGTTTTCGTTCTCCGCTTCCAGGCGGCTGTTTTCTTCTTTTAGTCGCCTATACCCTGTCGCCGAGTATTCCCGTTCAATACCGGCCAGGGCTTCTACTTCTTGACGGCCGAACTTTACGCCAGGTAGCGGTAATTGGTGGAGTTTATTTTCGTCTCTTAGCCTATATACGGCTGATTGAGATACTCCGTAGTATTCCGCCACGTCTTTTACAGACATGACGTCCTTCTTTGTTTTCACATTATTAGACCTCCTCGTCATCGTCGTATAAAGTTAGCCAGCAGTGGGCTTGTCCGCACGGTCCCTGCCCGTAGCCGTTGTCGATTCCGTTGTCATAGCCGCATTTCTTACATGCTGTGCTAGGGTCTATGCCCATTTGTTCTAGCTTATTAACCGTCCATGTGTCCATTTTTATTTTCCTTTCTTATATTGCACGGTTTTCCG